TCACAAGCACCCCGCGATCACGGCTTCCAGCTGCGCCTCGTACTTGAGGTGCAACGGGAGGTCGCGCGCCAAGGCGAGCACCTTCTCACCGTCACTGGCATCGGGCGCCAGGCCGCGTACAGCGAACGCCGGTCGCTCGAGCGCGCCAGTGACGCACGGCCGGTACACTGGCACCTTGACCTCTTGCACAACCGGCGCCCGGCCAGCGCAGGCGGCCAGCAGCAGTACCGCCAGCAGGGCGCACGCCCACAGCATGCGGCGGGCGGTCATCGCACGGACTCCAAGATCAGGTCGACGGTCGGCATGGCCTCGTCGCAGGTGGTGGCGCGCGCGCCGGCGACCTTGGCCAGCGCGGCATCGAAGCGCCGGCCAGTGGCGGCGGCCTGCTGCTGGGCGGCCTGGCCACGCGCCTCGGCCAGCAGCTTGGCGGTACCGGCCGCCTCGATTGCGCCGTTCTGCAACTGGATCCCGGCGCGCAGTTCCGCGTTGGCGCTGCGCTCGGCGGACAGCTCGGCGCGGGCGGCGTCTCGGTCGCGCGCCGCCAGGAACCAGCTGCCGCCCGCCCACGCGCTCACCACCAGCAGGGCGGCCAGCAGCACGACGGCGATGACCTTCCAGATGCCGCCTGTGACGCCGGCGGCCAGCGTGCCCAGGGCGCTCACACGACCCCCAGACACATGTTGCGCTCGATGGCGCGCCGCTTCACCAGGCCCGGCAGCCGGATGCCCTTGGCGAGCGTCCAGCGCAGCAGCTCGTCGCAGCCACCTGCCACGTCGCCCGCGTTCAGCTTGCGCGCCAGCGTGGAGCCGCACAGACTGGCCTGGCCCACGTTGTAGGTGAAGCTGACCAGCGCGGCGCGCCGGTAGTCGGGCAGCGGCGCGCGGATGCAGTCGTCCACGGCATGGTTCGCCAGCTGGAGCGAGGCCGCCAGCATCGCATCGCACTGCGCGAGCGTCGCGCGCTGACCCAGACGCACGCCCTTGGTCTCCCCGAAGCAGATCGTCGGGATGCCGACCGGGTCCAGGTAGGCTGCTTGGCGCAGGCCCTCGAAGCCGCCGACGAAGACGGCCGCGATCGCCAGCCAGCCGGCCCGCTGTTTAAGTGTCGTTGCCATGGATTTCTTTCTGCGCGAGCAAGCGCGCGCCAAATGCCAGCGTCGAGACCAAGGCCCCGATGCCGGCGAATACGCCATTGGGAACGCCGACCGGCTGCACCAGCGCGATATACACCTCGGCGGCGCCCAGCAGGCCGGCAGCGGCGTTGAATTTCAGGCTCCAGGCCTTGGCGAGCACGGCGCGCCAGTCTTCGATTAGGGTCATTTGCGCTGGCCCCGCTCGAGCGATTCCAGCCGGATGCCCTGGCCGTCGATGATGCGCTGCATGGAGTACTGCATTTCCTTGAGCGCATCGGTGCGAGTGTCACGGTCATCGACTCGCTTTTCCAGCTTGGCGATGTTGAGGATCAGCGTGGCCTGGTCGACGCGCAGCAGGTCGAGCTTTGCCTGCGTCTTATCCGTGTTGCTGGAACTGGTGACGGCGAAGCCGGCGAGGGCAAGGCAGATGGCGCCGGCTGTGCTGATCAGCCATGTGAGGGGTAGTTTCGTGTCGATCATGTCGGGGCGTGGGGTAGACGGTTCCATGTGGTTCTTTCAATAAAAAAGCCACCCGAAGGTGGCCAGTGGTGGAGCGCACACGATCAGGCGATCGTCGCGGCGGTGATGAACAACTGGTCGATATCGGCCGGCGTCAGGCCCAGCACCTGCCGGATGCCTTCGACCAGCCAGTGGTCGCGCCGGACGTTCTGCGCGTATTCGAGATATGCGCGTGCCTGTTCGCCCTCGATGCCCGTCATCCCGTCGACGTAAGCCTTCACCTTGACCATGTGCCCGGCGACAATCAGCGCAAGCCGGGCATTCAACATCGGCACGGATTCCGGCACGCGCGGCACGGCGGCTGCTGCAATATCCAGTTCACGCTGCGCCAATTCTTCCGGCGTCATGTCGCGCTCTTGTTGAGATTGCGTCTCATCGTCCCAATAAACTATGCTCATGTATATTCCTTTATGATTTTGCATATCCATACACGCGGACAATTGCACCCGCTGCGATGTTGGTATTATTTATGGTAACTATTCTAAAGCCGCTGATCGGGTTTGGATTCGGAGGATTAAAACTCCCGGTGAACATTTGAGTGCCAGTACCGTATAAATGAAGCCAGGTACAACCCGATGAACTTAATGTGCGGTTTTTATCATAAACTGTAATTTCGTAGTCTTTAGGGTTATTAGTCCCAGTTGGACCCAATGGCCAAAGGGTGTTACTGCCACTAGTCTGCGAGCCTGTCAGGGCGGCAATACCGTATACATTACCTGTCTCTACAACGCCCCCTACTGCAAATCGCAATGCCGCAGGAACAAAGTCGGTTACAGCCTTTGCATAATGCACAGTTATTAAAAATCGGTCATGCGCCGGGGTATTGAAAATGGTAAGAAAATCAATTGCAGCAGCGGGCGCAGCCAATGTTACTTCGCCTAAAAAGGCGAGGCCACCATCACCGATTAAGGCCATCTTTCCGCTCTTATTAGGCCACTGAATAACGGGCTGGGTTGATGGTGAAATAAAACTCAAATCAAATCTGCCGGTTTTTGAATTATCCGCAGCATTCTTTACAATTGGATTCACATCCGAGAAAGCCGCTGTGATGCCGATAGTTTTTGCACTATCCGCTGCGGCATCTGCCCAGCCTTTTGCTTGGGTCCGATAACTTGCAGCTGCATCGGCCGCCAGTTGTGCGGTGTCCTTTAAACCGGCCGTGGTGATCTTGTCGTTGTTCGCAGCGATGGCGGCGGCGCTGGCCAGGCCCTGTTTGATCGTCAGGTCGTCGGCCAAGGTGTTCAGCTCGACGGTGAGCGTGGGAATGCGGCTGGCGAAATAGGTGTCGGTGTCCGCGCGGAACGTTGGCGACAACCGGTCAAGCGGGGGAATTGCAGTAATTGTCATTGGGAGAGTCCTTCGATTTCAAGGTTGCAGAGGTGGTACTTGCTGTACGGGATCACCATGGAAAAGTCTTTGAAAAAGCCGTAAAAAATCAGCGGTTCGAAGCCGACTTGATCCGCCCCGATGTAAATGCACGGTATCGTCCGCAGGCCCGCCAGCGACCGGAAAATTCTGTTGAACTCGCCGGCCGGAGTGAGCACCTGGAGATTGCCGCGCTTGCTGAACAGGCCGGCGACCACATCCCAATTGCCGAAGCGGTCCTTCTCCTTTTTGCTGTAGTCGATGATGCCGACGGTGGCGCCCTTTTGCGCACTGCCCACCGCTATCACCTGGCCCACCTGGAGCACGCCGACCGAAACCGGCTTCGTACTCGTGATCGTCACCGTCAGCTCGCACGCGGCGTAATGCTGCGGCAGGTCGGTGAGCACAAAGTCCGAGAGTTGTTCGAAGTCGAGGAAGAACCATTCGTACACGCTGGTGATCTGCGTGCCGTCCAGGTTGACCGTGCGGCTGTAGACCGTGGTGCCGCCAGGCGCGTCCTTAAGCGTTACCGCTACCTGCCGGCCGACGAGTTCTAACATGCCCAGCCCGGAGATGCTGCCGGGGCGCGTGACGACCGTGATTGCCGTCGCGGCGGTGGTAGCCGTGCCGATCTTCCTGTCGAACATGGCCCACCGCAGCGTCGGCCCGGCCTCGATCCAGTTCGTCAGGTCGTTTTCGGGCACGATTGTTGATGTCCCGGCGACTGTCCGTTCGTATCTCATGTGGGTTGTTGTCCGGATCACCATAGCGCCGACCCCGTATGTGGTGCCTGAAACCCACAGGCTTTCTCCGGACTCCGGGTGAGGCTCGGGCACCGTGCTGCTGGTCAGCATCGCCGTGGTGATCGTCGTTGGCTTGATGACCTTCATGCCGCTCATGCTTCCTCCGTTTGCAGTTTGTCGTCCTTGATGACGCGTTTGAGCATGCCTGCCATGGCCGCATTGCTGATGGCGATCGAGCGCACCTCGGCGCGCAGGCCGGCCATCTCGTTGCTGGCCTGCTGCTGCGCCGCGCCCGACGTGTCGGCCGGCGCTGGCCGGTTGATCATCTGCATCAGTGCGCGGTTGTCGGCGGCCGGGATCACGCGCTCGCCCTGGTGCGCCTGGATCATCATGTCCGCCGGCAGGTAGTTGGTGCCCACAGCCAAGCTCGGCAGCGTCAGCCCGAAGCGCGCGGCCAGGATGGCGCCGGTTGCGTCGAGGCTGGCCGCTGTGCGCGCGCGAATGCGCTGCAAGTCGATCAGCGATGTGGCGTTGGCCTCGGCCAGCTCGATCAGCTTTTGCGAGATGGACGGCAGCAGCTTTGCCGCGTCCTGGTTGCCGGCCTGCGCCTGGGCGTTCTTGATGGCGAATTCCGTCTGCACGCTCGCAAGCGATTGGGCGGCATTGCCAGATACCATGCCGCGAATGCGCGCCACCTCGTCGAAGATCGAATCTGTGACCGACTGCCAGGCAGATTTGATCTGCTCGGCAGCGCGTGTGGCTTCCTCTGCCACGCGCGCCTGTTCGCGCGCCAGCTCCTCCTGGTCGCGCTTGGCGGCGGCCGCGCGCTCGGCTTCGATGCGGTCAAAGGCGTCCTTTGCCACCTTCGCCGCTTCGAGCGCCTTGAGTTCGTCGTACAGCCTGACCGTGGTCGCGTCCATGCCGGCGATCTCGCGCTCGCGGACCTTGGCCGGAACCATGTCAGGCTTTTTGAATTCAAAAATCCGATCTTCGTAGCTGCTGTTGACCGATTTGAGCTTCTCTGCCGCTTGTTCCGCGAGAGCTGCGGCCGTGGCGGTGGCCTGGTAGGCCTTGAGCTTGTCGTACAGCTTGACCGTGGTGGCGTCCATCCCTGCGATTTCCAGGTCGCGCACCTCTGCGGCCTTCTTGCCCACCTTTTCGAAAGCGTCGATCTGATCTTGATAGCCCTTATTCGTCGCGGCCAGGGTGTCGGCCGCCGCCTTCTTCGCAGCGTTTGCCGCATCGGCAGCGATCCCATACTGCACGTTGTCGAACAGGTCCCGATTACTGACATCCGTATCAAGGCGCTGCTTATCCAACTGCTTCTTGCGGTACGCCTCCGGTGTCAGGGCCAGCTGGTCGAACTGATCTTGTAGGCCGGCGCGTTCCTTCTCGATATCAGCGGCAGAACGAACCTTTGTCGCCGCTTCCTCAAGTGCTGGGTTCAGCTGCGCGAAGGCCTCCTGAATATTCATCAGGCCGGCGTAGGTTTTCGCACCATTCGTGCTGGTCAGGTCAAGGCCCATCACCAGAGCCTTGAATTCCGCGCGCGTCTTGGGCGCTGCAACCTGGAGGTCAGCAAATGCGGCCTCAACGGCCTTCGCAACTGGCGCCAGCCGTTCCGCTTCGGTGAGATAGTTTTGCGAGAAGTAGGCTACGTCCTTACCGAACGCATCCATCCCGCCCGACAGCTCCAACAGGTACTCGCGCGCCTTGATCGAGCCGACGCCCACTGCGCCGAACGTGTCACCCACAGCCGCAAGGGCGGCATCGATAAATGCATACTCGCCAGCGACACGCTGCAGCGTCTCACTTGCCGTCTCCGTACCCTTCGTAAATTCACCCAACGACGGCACCAGCTCTAGCGCGATCTGGTTGCCGACGCCCACGAAGAAGTCGGTAATCGCCTTTTTTGTCGCCTCTTCGTCCTTTGTGATGGCGATGCTGATCTTCTGGGTGCGCGTGGCGATCGACTCGGCGTTGATGCCAAGCACCGTGGCGAAGTCGGCGGCGGCCAGTTTGATCGACGAGTAGGCGCTTGCGAATTCTTTGGCGCTCGTGTCGTTGACGGCCATGGTGTCGGTGCCGGATTTATCGCTCCTGAACCAGCCGCCTTTCTGGCGCCAGGTCGAATCTGTCTGGCCAGCGAATCCGCCGTCTGCGGCGAAGGTGCCGTTCAGGGTCGATCCGGTTGTTTCTTTTTGCCGGCGGCCGAACGCGCGATTGATCAACCCCCCGACAATCCCGCCCAAGATCGGGACCGAGCTCTGCAAGGTCGTGAAATTTACAAACCCGTTGCCGTTGCTGCCGCTTCGCACGGAGTATCCGTCCGAAATCCAATTGCCGATCTTGCGCCCGATCTGCGCGGCAGCAAGCCATGCCATGGCGATGGTTGCGGCGCTGCCAGCAGTGGCACCAGCGTTCAACGATGTGCCCGTGCTGGTCATGCCTGCGCCGTTATAGGCATTGGCGGCATTGGCGGCATTACCGGTTCCCATCGACATACCGTTGCCGAAAGCGGAAATGTTCGATGAGCCGAAGTAGTCGCCCACTGTACTGATCATGTTCCCCATTTGGGAGGACATGCCGGTAAAGCCCTTTTCAATTGCCTCGTATGCGTTCGATGCGCTTTGGGCCAGGCCAACGTATTGGCTCCCGCCGCCTGCACCACCTGCGCCGCCACCTGACGAGCTGAAGAGCCCCATGATGCCGCCGGCGCCGCCATTCCCGCCAACGACGTTGCCGATGACCTGGACCACGATCGGTTTGATGAACATCTTGTAAATCTGGTCCGCAACCGAGGTCTTGAACGTGGTGACCAGTGATTTTGTGAACGACTTCCAGCCATCCTGGCCGTTGTTCAGCATGTCGGCAAAGCCAGTACGGAAAATGTCGTCGTACTGCTGGACGGACTTGCGCCATTCGTCCATGGCCGCTTTGCCCGACTGGTTTTTGTACCAAGTGTCGAATTCCTGCTGGAGCAGCTTCTGCGATTCGGTTCCTTCTTGGGCCAGCGCGATCCGCGCGCGCCACTTCCCGGCGTCAATTTCCAGCAACTCAGCCGCGCGGGTGCGCTCGTCGGTGATCGACTCGGCGGCAAAGCGGATATTTTCGTCATGGAGCTGAGCGGCATAGCCCAGCGCCTTCGTCTGCGCGAGCGTGGCCCGTTCGTCGATCGCACGCGCTTTCGCAGACTCGCGCATTTGCTCGATCATCTTTTCGGAGATCGGCAGATCGGCCTTCCGCAGATCGGCCAGTTTTTTCTGGAGTTCGGCTTCGACACGCAGGCCCACCGCAGCCAGGTCGCGTGCGTCACTTACTTGACCGTACAGCTCATATTCGGAAGCAAGGGTTGCAGCAAAAGCCACGCGCGCAAGCGTATTCTGCGTAATGTATTCTGCGACGCCCTTCTCAGCGGTCTGGAGCTTCATTTTCCGCTCGGTCACCGCCAGCTCGGCCAGCGATGCTTTTGTGGAGGCGATCTGGGCATCCGTGAGCTTGAGCTTGCCGGACTTGAGTTCCAAGTCCAGCTTGATCCCGAGCTTCTGGCTTTCGGACGTGGCCGTGCTTGTGGCCAGCTCTAAGGTGTTGGCCGCAATTTTTGACTGAATAGCCTGGCCGAGATTCGCATATTCACTTGCCTGTTTGCTGGCAGCAGCAGATGCTGCAGTCGATGCAGACGTTCCGGCTTTCTGGCTTTCTGCATTTTTCTCGATCGTCTTTTCAAGAGCGATTTGAGTTTCGATCTGCGCAGTACGCTCTCTCTTCTGCTCGTCGGTCAGCTTCGATTTTCCGGCGGCGAGTTCACGTGTAAACTCAAAGGCCAGCCGTTGGCCTTCGCTAAGTTTAGCGCCAGCGGTCGCCTCTGCCTGTAGTAAGGCAATGTGGTCAGCCGTGACGGCCGACAGCTTTTTGTACGCGGCGGCCTGCTCATTGATGTCAGCAGCCTTTTTGATCGCGTCCTTGGCCTGGTCCGCGCTCTTTAGTTCTGGCAGCCGCGGCTGCAACTCGTCCGGGAAAAGTTTTTGCCCCCAAGCCAGCTTGATGGCCGAAACGTTGGCGCGCGCATAGTCGACCATCTTGTCACCGGCCTTGCCAAACCGAGCCATGGCGCCGTCCCAGATCTCCACAAGGCTGGCTGCCGCAGCACGAAAGTCTCCCTTGATCAGATTGCCGAATACCTTGACGGCCCCTCCGAATCCCTGAATGACGACGTCAAACGTGGCCTTGACGGATTCAACGACGATGTCGACGACGGTCTTCAGTCCGTAGAACAGGCTGGTGAACGCAGCCATCCCACCCCGAAATCCCTGGACGACTGATGGCCAGCCTTCTTTGAAGAAATCAGCCAGATTGGTGAGCGCCGGCATGATGTTGTCGGCAATCGCACGCTTGAACCCCTGTGACGTGTTATCCAGCTCGACGTTGAATTCGGCCATGACGGAGGCATAGCGCCCCATCTCGGCCTGCTGGGTTCCGCTGATCAGCAGCCCATACTCGCGCTGGCGTTCGGTCACGGCGGCCAGCTTTTCCGCAGTCACACTCAGGGCAGCGTCGATCTTTTCAGATGAGCCGAAGCCCAGTGCCGACGCGACAGCATTGCGCTCGAGGCCCTCCGTATATTTCGACAGCTCGGTCTGAACGTTGACCAGGACATCCCGCATCGGCAGCAGGTTGCCGGCGGCATCCTTGTACTTGACCCCGAGCGCGTCAAGCTCATCCTTGTTCGACTTGATCGCGGTTCCCGCCTCGCGGAAGGTCTCGATGTAATCGCCTTTGGCAACGCCGAGCCCAGCCAGGGCTGCGGCCAATCCGGACGCCTCGTTCGCACTCAAACGGAAATTCTTTTGCAGGTCGACCACTTCCTTGTTGGCAGCAACCAGGGCGTCGATATTGGCGCTCTTGTAGCTCTCGCCAGTGAGCAGCCCTGCCGCGAAGTCGATCGTCTTGTAAGCCGCATACGTGGCCCCAAGGACGGCAGCTGAAATGCCGATCGCGGCAGCAGTCCCGGCGATGATCAGTCTGGTTTTGATGAATTCGGTGACTTCCTGGAAGGCGGTCTTGGCAATAGCGATCCCGCCACCGACCGCCGTACCGACGGCGTAAGCTGCCGCCTCACGCCAGTCCTTCAGGCTCTGGATAGCCTCATCCGGCACCACCAGCTGGTCAGAGTCGAGTCGCATGGCCGCGATCTGCTGTTGCGCGGTTGTAGCGGCAGCGCCGGCGATCGCGAACAGGCTCTTGGTTTGCTCCAGGCCGGTGGAAAATGTCTGGGCGCGGGTCTTCTCCGCAGCGGTCAGCGCGTCGATCTGCGCGAGTAACGGCTTCATCGCCTCCGGCGCGCCCTTGGAATTGGCGATCGAAGCGTAGTAGGCGGCGCTGGCCTTGCCACCCTCCGCCATCGCTGCCTGCGTCGCCGCAACGGATTCAGCGAGCGTCTTGGCTGCGACCTGCACGCGGGCAGCGGCCGCATCGCCACCTGCCCCGATTTTGGCGAACGCGCTGTCGCTCTTCCCCAGGCTATCAAGATTGCGCCCGGTTTTGGCTGCGGCGTCATCAATCTTGCGCAGGCCTACCTCAACACCCTCGGCGTCGACGGCGACCTTGATTGTCGCGTTGTTCGTGGTTTCTGACATTGGCCTGGCCTAAAAAAAATGCCACCCGAAGGCGGCTAACTATCTGCGTAAATGCAGTTGAGCGCGGCGACTTCCATCGTCTGGATATCCGCCTCGAGCTGGTCGTATTCGTCGGGTGACAGGTCCATGCGGGCCATCCTGTGGTGCATGACCATGTAATCGAGGCCGCACGGCCCATTGGCGCCAGTTCGCCACTGCGTTCGCATGTACTGAAACAGCAGCAGCGCCGGCATGTTGTCGGGCCAGGGGTCTACTTCCTCGCCTGCAAAGTCCTCTTTCGTCAGACACGCCGCCTCCAGTTCTTCGGCCGACGGGGTCTTTCGATACATGGACTCTGCAAGCGCGATCAGTTTTTTGCGCGCGCACCCGACAGTTCGAAGAAGTAGGCGCTGAGCACAGCCTGGGTCGAGCCCATGAAGCGCTGCGTGAGCTTTTCGAGCGAGTCGGCGTCGAAAGGTTCGTCCAGGTCCCAGCCGCTGGCGATGTCGAGCAGCACATCGCTGTCTTTCGCATCTTCGTCGCCGGCGCCAGACGCAACCGCATCCGAGAATTCTTTCAATTCGGCCTTGGTGCGGTGCTTGAAAACGAACTCGATGTCGAACGAGTCGCTGCCCGCGCGGGGAATGGTCACTGCGGCCTTGAAGGTTGGCGATACGTCGAGGGAGCGTTTTGGTTTTGCGATGGTCTTGGTCATTTTTTGCTTTCAGAGAGAAAAAGACCGGCGGTGATCAAGCCGCCGGCATAAAAAAACCCGCACATGCGGGTCAGGAGACACAACTGGATGGGGGTGGAATTACGCGGAGTAGCGAACTGGGCGCCCTTGCAAGGCCGAGCCGGCTTTGACGGCCATCACCTGGCCCTTTGTCATCGAAGGCGATTCGTCGAAGCTGATATAGCCGTTGTAAAGGATCTTGCTGCCGGCGGGCAGCTCCGCCTTGATTGCGGCAATCTTGCGCAGTTCGGCCGCGCTTTTGAGCGCAGCGTGGTGCGGCAGGTTCGGATCGTCTGCGATCGACATTGCCAAGGTCTGCGCGCTGTAGCCGTCCGGGAGGCTGATTTCGTTCTCGACGTCCAGCAGGTTGACGGTGGCGTATTTCGGCTCGCCGCCCGATGGCTCGCAGCTGATCATTTGCGCGATTGGTACCCAGGTGGTGATCTTGCGCAGCGAGCCCGTTGCGCCGCCCGCAGGGAACAGCGACGTCGACGTGGTGTCGAGGCCTTCCAGGGTGACGGTGGTGCCAGTCGCAGCCTTGACGCGGAACACGCGGTTGGTTGCGCGGCTCCAGCTGCCGGTGTATTCGACGTAGTCGCCGGCGGCGAGCGTGTTTGTTGCAGACAGAACGGTTTCGGTCGCGTTGGTGCCGGCGGTAACGGGAACTGCGGCTGCGTAGACGGTGGCCAGCGCGTAGAGCGTGCCGGTTGGAAGAGAAAGTGCCATTTGTGTTTTCCTTTCGGGAAATAAGAAACCCGCGCGAGGCGGGCCGGTGGTTCGCCCGAAACGGGCATGGAAAAAAGAGTCGGGTCAGAAGAAAAATTCGAAGTCCTGCATCGTCCCGCGCAGTTTGGTGGCTTCATCAAAGGTTGCCATCCTGCCGGTTAGCACGGTGGTTTGCAGCGCCGCCACGTCGCGCAAAGTGTTCTCGACCTGCTTGCCCAGGCCGGATGCTTCCAAGCGCGTGCCGGCCCACACGTTGACCTGCACGCGCGTCAATTCCTTGTCCGGGACTGTGCCGTCGATCATGTTGATGGGATTGCCGCCAACGGCCTGGTACGTGATATATGGCCGTGGCGTGCCCTCCGGCGCGAAGTCCGGGAAAACCCTGTTGTCGACCAGTTCATGCAGGGCGTTGAAGATCGTGGCTTCGAGGATCATTTGCGCAGCTTCCTGCCGATAGCTTCGGAGAGCGTCGCCGCCATCACGGCAGCGGCCTCCTGCTTCTTGCTCTCGTACGCTGGGCGCATGAAGGGAGACGCCGGCGTGCTGGCCGTGCCGAACTCCAGGAAGCGCCAATAGAAGGCGTCGCCCTTGGCGCCGTACGCACCACTGCGGACCGTCACCACGTACTCCTGGCGTTTGTTGCCATCGGAGCCCTCTTCCACGCGCTTGATGATGATGCTCTTCTCCAACACGCCGGTCTTACGGTGAGCGGCAGCGTTGCGCTTTGCCTCGTCGCGGAACACCTCGGCGCCGGCGAACCCGGCGGCACGCAGGCTGGACTCGTCGACGGCCTCGGCGATCTGATTCGTGGCCTTGGCGATCGCGTCTTGAAACGCTGCTGTGTCAAATTTAAGCACCTACCACCTCCGCAACCAGGTCAACAAAAGAACGGTTTTTCATGTCGGGCAGCACGGCGCGCACCTCGTAGAATTTGCCTTCGTAGAGCACGCGCATGCTGGTGGTCAGCCCGGCGCGCTGGCGCATACGAATCGACGCTTGCGCGGTCGGGGTAACAGCGCCTGCCTTGATCGTTTCCAGCCCGCCCGTGAATCGAATGTCTGCCCACACCTTGGGCGGCCAGTCGGCCCAGGCGTCCGGCAGCGGCTCGCCGGCCGCGTCCTGCGCCGGCCCGCGCTGCTGAATCGTCACCAGGTGGCGCAGGGTCTGCGCGAAGGCGCTCATGCGTACACCCGGTAGCGGTCCAGCAGCCGGTTGACATACACGGACTGCGATGTTTCCTTGAACTCGCGCGTCGCCGGGTCGAACTGTTCGGACAGGCGCGCCAGGATGTACAGCTTGATGCTCTCGGGCACCTTGTCCTCGGTCTCGCCGTAGCCGCAGGTGTATTCGACCACCACGGCGTTGCGGCGTGTGTACGTGGCTGGCCAGCCCGCGCCGGCGGCCGCTACGATGTAACCGGGCTCGGTCACAGCATCGACGTAGTAGGCTTCCGGCGCCAGGATCTGGAGCACGTTGTCGGCGTCGTAGTAGCTGACGCTCTGCACGGCGATCAGCGGCGCGCCTTCCAGCCGGATAGCGTCGTCAAAGGCCGGCAGCGTGGCTTGCCAGGTCTGCTTGATCAGCGCGCGGCCGATCTGGTGCTCACATTCCAGCGTGATGCCCTTAAGCCACAGTTCGATCGACGTGTCCAGATCGGTCGACGTCTCGCGCAGCTGGAGCTTTGCGGCTTCCAGCGAAACCGCCATCGCGGCCGGCGGGGTGATTTGTCGTGAGGTCATGGCTTTTACAAATACCGCGAAGCGATGTACGCAGCGGCGTACGTGGACAAAACGGTTTCAATGCACAGTTCGTTCGGGTGGTAGCCGTCACCTAAATGGTTGTAGGCCGTGTTCCAGCGCTCCGGGTTCGCCCCATCACCCAGGACAGGAAGCGGCATCCAGTCGATCCCGAAGGCGGCGGCAACTTTCGCCAGCTCGATGTCCTGCGCAACCTTCAGTGCGTATTGCGCCGCGTTCAAGGTATTGAGCGGCATGCGTGGGTGCATGACCGGCTTCGGGATGCCATACCTTTTGCAGACGCTCATCACATCGGCGGCCAGCCCGAACGCGGCTGCCACCGTTCCATCGGTGTTCACGCCGTCGTTCACGCTGTCGCAGCCCACCACAAGGATGGACGGCGGCGGAGCGCCTGCTGCCAAAGCCGCTTTTACCTGGTTCCAGTAGGTCATCGACGTCTGTGAACTTGCGCAGAAATTGGAAAATGCGATCGGCTTTTGCGGAGTCGACAGCGTCAAACATGCACGGTGCATCCAGCTTGAAATCTTGTCGGCGACGATCGCGTCGTTCTGGCCGGTCGAATCGTTGGCATGCCAAAGACTCAACACCGGGACTGAATGCGACACAACTGGGTACACGTCCAGCAATTCCCCAGCCAGGCCCATCAACGTGTTCGGCGTTGCCACGGCATCGCTCAATGCATACCCCATCTGGTATGTGCGGCCGCGCAGTGCCGCTGACGGGGTGCGGGCCAGTGCAGACATCGTGTGAAACGGAAATGGATACACGGCGCCGTTGCAGTGCAGCCGAATGAGCAGCAAAGGTCGGCCGCTGCCGTCGAGGCGAGGCACGCTCTTGACATACGACTTCTCCGACATCGCGTACGTCTGGTCGACATTGGGTCGCAGCACGCCCACCATACTGGCCGTGTAGCTGCCGACCGCCGCCGCAGCTGCGCCAGGATCTGCGCCCATGGCGTAGGTGAATGCCGTTGTGCTGGTCACGATGACTGGGGTGTTCGTCACGTTGTAGGCCGGCAGGTCGGCATTGCGAACTGTGACCGTGGCGCCGGTGATGAGGCCGTGCGGCAGCTTCGTGGTCATCGTTGCGGTAGTGGTCGTGTTGGTCAGGCTGGCAACCTCCCGACCGGGCCAAACAACCGGCTGAAAGCCGTTTGCAGTTCCAGCGGGCGCGAGTTGCGGATAGGGGACGCCATTGATCACCGGCACGGTGAGGTTCTGGCTCGCCGTCAGTCCGTATGACGTGTCTGTCGCGTTCGATCCAGTCACGCCGATGAGGGCCTTCTGCGCGTCCAGCACGTTTGCGCCTGAACGATTGATCCGCAGCAGCCGCACCGCATAGAACGGCGCCTCTACCTCGAATTTCATGCTGCTCGTGAAATTGCTGGGAGATTGGTTGCCAGCAGGGCACAGCACGCCACCGGTACCGCAAATGCCCCAGAAACGGTATAGCGCTTCGGTACGAGTGATGGGCTCGCCCGTCAAAGGCAAGCCGGAGTTCGGATACTTTGCGATATAGATCGCACCGCCCGTCAAATCGGTGCTCGCCATCTTTGCGGCTACCAGGCCGGCCTCAGTGGCGGCGTCGAACACTGCGAGAGCGTTCGCCGGGTAGCTCGCGTAGGCGCAGAGTAGGCGGATGGTCATAGGTTAGGCTTTCTTGATGGATTCGGCGTACGCGACGGCAGCGGGATCGGCGTCGACCACGCCGGCCAGGCCGGGCAGATCGTCAGCCGCAACCTCGACCACGTCATCGCAATGACCCAGCGTGCAGCCCACCAGCACGCGGACTTTCACAGCGCCTTCGGGCGCCTTTGTTACTTTTGCCATGAGATTCTTTCTTGAGGTGAGGATGCGGCGAGCTTGATGCTCGCCGCGCGTGAGTTAGGTGGCCGAGTTCTGGTAGACCTTGACGGCGGCCGGCTCGAGCAGGTTGCCGCCGGAGCGCTGCCAGCCGCAGAAGCCAACCTGGCCGTTCAAGGCAAACGCCGAGTCGTCGAAGCGGCGGAGGACCGTGCTGCCCGCCACATCGCGAATGGTGTACTGCGAGAAGTCGCCAAACGCGATCGATTTCGCGTTTGCCGCCATGACCGGGACATCGTCGTTGATCGCGACAGGGTGGCCGTTCAACAGATCAGGGGCGCTGGCGGTGATCGCCGGCGTCCAGATCGGGCGGTTGGTCGTGTCCTTCAGCTTCGACACGGTGGCAACGCTCAGATCGTTCATCATGTACGCAGCGCTGGCGCGGTATGCGCGGTTGACCGCGTGCTTGAGGTCGATGGTGTCGTCGTAAGTGATCGTGACAGTCTGGCCCGTCGAACCAATCTTGCCAATGCCGGCGCGGGTGATCACGCCGTCTGGAGCGGTCGTGCCTGGGCCAATGGTGAAGTGGGTATTCTGGATGCGTGCGATGCGCATCGCCAGGCGGTTCACAACCAGGGCGATGACGTCGATGGCGCTGTCCTGGATCAGCTCCAGCGGCAGTGCAATTTTCTTGGACGAATACTTGAACACCGGCAGCCCGACCGTGCCGAACGTGACATCGCCACCGGTCGCTGGCGCGTTCTCGCCAACGATTTCGCCAACCTCACCAGTGCCATCCGACGTCGGGTAATTCAGCGGATTGCCACCGGTGGTCGAAATGATCGTGGCCACCTCGCGCATACCGCCGAACGCCTTGAGCCTTTCGATCACCATCGTGGCGATCTCGGCCGGCACGGTGTAACCGCCCTCGGCCGGGGTCGTGGTCGACATCGCGTTGCGGATTGCGACGGCTTGCTCGGCCGTGACGTTGGTGCCGTTGCGCATGTACAGGGCGACGGCGACCAGAGCGTCGACTGTTACACCAGGCTCGGCCTTGTTGGTTGGGCCGTTTTCCTTGAAATACTGGTCGGCTTCCAGCTCGCGCATTTTTTCGATGTTGCGGACCTGGCCCTTGGTTGACGCGATTTCGTCCGTCAGGTTGTCGAATTTCTTCTGGTCGTCTTTGGTCCAGACTTGATCACCCTTCTCGGCGAGCAGGTGATTGGCTTGGGTAGCGAGGTTTGCAATCTTCTCGCGCAGGGCTTCGATAGTGACCATGTGTTTCTTTCAAAAAAAAGGGAGCCACATTGGCCCCCGATTGGGTGAGGTGGACCGACCTCGGCGGGCGTACGCGAGAAGCGTTACAGGGCTTGAATCAGTGCGAGGCGGTTGGCGTTTGCCTGGGACATCGACCGCTGCGTAGGCGGAGGGGTCACCGATGGCGCCCGCGGGGCGAGTGCTGCGGGCGCGTTCGAATAGGCGGCCAGGTTCCAGGCGTTCGAAGCCTTGGCCGTGGCACCAGCGATGCGGTCGATGAAGCCGTGGGACAACGCCTCGTCGGCGTCCATCCACGTTTCCTCTTCCATCATTGCGATCACCTCGTCGGCAGGCTTGCCGGTCTTCTCGGTGTAGTCGTCCACGATCGAGAGTTCAATCTTTTCGACCAGGTCGGCCTGATCGCGCAGATCGGTCTTGTCGCCGAACGCCATTGCCTGCGCGTTGTGGATCATGAAAAAGGCGCCCTTGCTCATCTCGACCTCGTCGCATGCAAGGGCAATGCTGGTGCCGGCGCTGGCGCACAGGCTGTCGATGTGGCCGATGGTCGCGCCAGGATAGTTCCTGATGGCCGCAGCGATCTCCTTGCCCTGGAAGACATCGCCTCCTGGAGTGTTGAATCGAATATTGAGCACCTGCTCTGGATCGGCCTGATCCAGGCTGGCGATCACATCGGCCGCATTCGCGTCGAAGTTCGCGGCGATGACGCCCCGGATATAGAGCGTCTGGCCGGTGCTGTTCGATACAAAGATTGATTGCTTCACCGTCGAGGATGCGGCGTTATCAACGCAGAGTTTCATAAGGTAGGTCATTCGACACCTTTCGGAGCAGGTTGGGGTTGATCGCGCGGCGCGCGGTAGAGCTCATTGCCGCCGTCCACTGGCGGCAATCGCTGCCGGCGACGCACTTCGTTTAACGTCATGAAGGCGTCGCCGGCACCAGGCCCGCCCAGCGCCAGCCGGTAGAAGGCGCCCTGCGCGCCAATATCGCCCTCGTAAAGCGCTTCACGGTGGAATTCAAGGAAGCGGCCGGTGTTGCGCGGGTACAGCTTGCGGTTGAGCTCCTGCTCGATTTTTTTCAGCCAGGTCTGCAAGGTGTACTGAACAAAAGCGCGGCCAATCGATTCGATGCCAGATCCCCACGATGTCGCGCCGGTCGACTCGTTGATCATGAAGCCCGGCACGCCAAATGCGCGCGCCACATCGAGAACTTGGAATCTGCGGGCGTCAAGCAGCTGGCAGTCCTCGGCTGAAATATTCATCTGGTTGGCCGTCAGCCCTTCGGTCAGCACCAGCGGCACAGCGTGCGCGTTCCTCAGGCCGGCGTACTTGCGCGCGAAGGCTTGCTGAAGGTCTGCAATCTGACTTGGACTCATCTTGCCAGTGCTTTGCAGGATCATCGAAGGGTGAGCGCCGTTCTCGAAGAACTTCCCGCTGTACTCATCCATGGCCAGGGCATTGCCGATTGCATTGCGCGCGCCAAACTGGATCACCGACATCGACCGCATGATCGTGTCATCAAAGCCCATGCCGGGGAAATGCAGGATGTCGGACGGTTCGAACCAGGTGGAAATGCCATGCGAAGGCATGTTGACGTAGTAGCGAACACCTCCGGCGATGGTGCGAATCGGTGACACGCACCCCCATGGCAGCGGCAGTATCTCGCGGGGCCTGCCATTGGCGCGCCACTTGATAAGGCCGAAGGCGTCGCCGCGCAGCAGTTGCGACATGCTGGCGCCTTCCCACATCGACGCCGCAGTAAATTGCGGGCTGGGCTGCTCGTTGAGCAGATACCACAGGTCGCTGCGCGGGAGGATGGCCGGGATCTCGCCGCCATCCATCGAGTACTCATGGATCGGCATGCTGACGATCGCACCGCTGATCTTGGCAACGCAGGCGGCCACAGCCGACACGCGCATGGCGGAAGTGGCGGATACCGTGGTGCCGGCCGCAGAGACGCCGAATGCATCCATCACGGCGTCGCTGTAGCTCACGTTCGAAATCTCTGGACGTGACGATGCCTGCCACCCGGTAAACATGGCGGCAATCGCATCAAATATTTTCATTTAGATATCCACAAAACCTTGCAAAATTTCGTTCGTCTCGCCGCTCATCGCGCGCGCTACGCCCATGATCCCCGCGACAATCCCGTCGATCTTCTGCTCGGGTTTTTCCTTGCGAGGGTAGATGTTGTCTTTTGCGTCCAGCTTGGCAACCACATTCGAAGCCATCCAGGTCAGCACCGGGTTGCCGTCGTGGTGCACGCGGCCGGCTTTCACTGCACTTTCAAACTCTTTCATCGGCAACGACAGGTTCTTTACCGTCTGCCCCAGCTCCACCGCGTTGATGCCCTGCTTCGTCAATCGCTGCTCCAGCTGCGCGGCGCGGTACGGATCGAATACGACTTCCTCCGGTCCGTACTCCGCGATCATGGCCAGCGTGTCTTCCTCGATCAGATCGAAGTCAATTTCGGCACCGTCGTGCTGTTGCAGGAACCCCTCGATTACCCACTTGCGGTAGGCGCTGCAATTCTTGGTGTCGTTCTCGATCGCGTTCTCGGGCAAGTAGTAACTGCCGAACAGGTAGAAGTGCTGCTTGCCTGCGATCTCTTTCACGAACATCAGCATGATCACGCACACGTCTGACCGGTGTGCCAGGTCGAGCGTGAGGTAGCACTTATCACCCTTGAACTGCTCCGGGCGCAGCGTGCGATCCGTGCACTTGTCCCACTCCAGCAGATTGAGCCACGCCGCTTTGGCCGAGCACCAGATGTTCAGGTGCTTCGTCTTGAATCGCGTCTGCTTCGAGGCACTCTGCACCGCCTGGCGTTGCTGGCTGAGCAGGAAGTCGATATCAACCGACACGCCCATATTCGGGTTTGCCTTGTACAGCGAAGCCGGATCATCCCACTTGTCGGAATCGTCGATGGTGTAAATTAGTACGAACAATTCGTCATTGTCGAGTACACCTTCGAGCATCTTCTTTGCGTCCGACTCCTGATCGAAGCACGGGCCGGCGATGTTGAAGCCGGCAGTCGTGATCATCAGCATCAGGGGCTGCTCACGCGACCCCATGCCTGTTTCCATCGTGTCGACCAGGTCGCTGGTGTCATGCTCATGGTACTCATCCACAATGGCGCACGATGGGCTCGAACCGTCACCCGGCTTGCCGATAACCGGTTCAAAACGTGATCCGTCCTCGGGATTGACCAACGCCTTGGCCCACACCTCAGCGCCGAAAGCGTCGCGCAGTTCTGGCGTGCGCTCGAGCATCTGCTTGGCAGGCCGGAATACCTCCCATGCCTGGCGCTCTGTCGTCGCACCCGAATAGACTTCGGCGCCAAACTCGCCGTCGGCCGCGAACATGTAGAGCCCGATGCCCGAGCCGATGATCGACTTCCCGTTCTTTCGCGGCACGGCGAAATAGGCTTTGCGGAAACGCCGGCGCCCGTCCTTCGACTGCTTCCAGCCGAACAGCACGCAGAACGCGAAACACTGCCACGGTTGCAGCACGATCAGCTCGCGCTGCCGGGCCCACTTGCCTTTGGTGTGCGGCATCAGCGAGAGGAACTGGCAGACCTTGTTACCGGCATCCTCGTCGAAATAGAACTTGGCGCCGCGCTTCTTAGCCGCCTTCAGGTCGTTGAGGTGGCGCTTGCACGCGAGTCTGACCCATTTGCACGCAATGACATCGCCTCGGGTGACCGCCTTCGCGTACTCCAGCGCGGTGCCGACATAATCGGCGGACACGTCAGGCTTTCTTCTGCCCCACCAACGCCAGGAACGGATTGACTTTGGGGGCTTTTTTGGACGACACACGCGACCGGTCGGCCGGGGTCATGCCAAGCGAGGCCAGCGCGGTTCGAATCTGCGCCGCTTGTGCCATCGTCACATCGCCATCGTCGAGCGCGCGGAAGCGGGCGACCAGGCGCGACGTCAACTCAACGGCCATGCGGTCGGTTGATTGCAATACGGATTCCGGCAACAGGCCGACCATTTCATCCCACACTGCGACCTGGGCGTCATTGAAATACGCCGGCGCCGCTTTATCGAAGGCGCCGGATTCAAAATCTTCGCGCTGGCGATCCGGATTGTGGGCGAACGCTCCCCGTGCCTCGAGGATATTCGAAGGCGTGCGGGGCTTCGGCATTGGTTACTCCGTGGAAATTTTGAAAGTTTGAATTGTGGATGTGAAAATTGAATGAAACAGTCGGTCTAGAGAGCTTTCCGTCCGGACTTTTGACCGCCCCCCCTCCGTGCCGAATGCGCGCATTGCTATCCTTCCTCCTGCGTCTTTGCCGTATGGCAGCGAGTGCAGGCCGACTGAAGGTTGCTTTCCGCGTCGATCTGCTCGTCGGTCCATCCTCGGCTGCGAGCTTGCTCCTTGCCTATGATGTGATCGACCTCACGGGCGACGAAGGTACAGCCCGGCCGCTTAATCTTGCACAGGCCCACGTCGCGGCTCAGGATGCGTGAACGTAGCTTCTGCCATTCCCAGCCATATCCGCGCTCTGCACTGCTCTTGTCACCGTGTGAGCGATTCCAGCCTACCTTTAGCTTGGCGTGTCTGGCACAGTAGCCTGGCGTATCGAGCAATGCGCCGCATGCCACCTTACGACAAACTGTCTTGGGTCGTGCTGCCATAGCGGCTTTCCCTTCGTTGGTTCTTGGTAGTGTCACCGCCCGCTCTACGCGATTAGCCGCGATCCGCTGCGGTGGGAGACCGTAGTCATGGTTCGTCGGTGACTGCACCCGCTATTGCGATTCGCGCCGCTGGAGTGCGATGGCGCGCTGTATCAGGCGATCCGGGCGATGCCTGCATGTGCAGGTGGCACCCGGCTGTTGCTCATGGCGCCCATGCCTACCGAGTGGCGCGCGGCCTGGGCGATGTCGTTCTGCAGCGTGGCCAGCTGAATGGCGATCATCAGCCAGGTGCGCTCGTGTGCGGTGGTCATGGCTGCTCGTTCGCGTCGTCGTTATGCGGGACCAGGCCCCAGCCCAAGATGCGGCGTATCTCCTCGATCGTGGGCGGCGGGTCGTCAGGTTCAGCGTACGTGCGCCGGGCCATGTATGCGCGCACCTGGCGCTTGTCGGGCTTGGTGGTCTGCGTCATGGTGACCTCGGCGGAGCAATGTAAATTCGGGTGAGTCAGCGAAATCGGGGCTTTACAGCTTGCCGGCCAGTGCAGGTCATGGCTCGGTGTTTCCGCTGACTCGTGCCGGACAAAGCCGGCCCTGCAAACTCTGAACGCAAAAAGCCCGCTACCTTTCGGTGCGGGCTTCTCTGTGCCTCCATGCTATCTGCAAGGTAGGCGGTAGGGTTGTTGGTGGCCGGTGGAGTTTCCCTCTGGCGGATAGCTAATCCTGAAAGGGGCGTTCACGGGCGCCCGGTAGGCTATTCCCCCAACACGAATGACTTCTGCTCGGGTTATTGATCCGGTGCTGGTGCGCATTGAAGCGCGGCTTGCAGTCATCATTCGTCTTGGGGCGCCAAGCAAAAAAGCCGTTTCCCCATAGGAGAAACAGCCAGTGCCGTAACTCTATCACCAAAGTAACCGGGTTGCAATGTTCGTGCGCAACTTCTTTTCCAGCTCGACACACGCATCCTGCGCTTCAGCCACATAGTCCAGCTGATGGAAGTTCCAGACGTTGCCGCGTGTGATGCCGCACTTGCGCCGCATCGCCCACTGGTGTGAGCTCTTGAGGCTGCGCACCATGGCATCGGTCGCCTCAGCTATCTCGTTGTCCCGGCGCATCTGCGAGGTGTCAACGGTGCCGTACCCATCACCTTCGCCGCGCAGGGTGGACTGGTTCTTGATGCCCAGGTCGGTGTCGTCTCGGCTCATCCACTCCTTCCAGCAGGACAAGCAAAGGTCGAGCCCATCGGGCTTGACGAACGTTGGGGCGCGCACTTCATCCCGGCGAACTCGACGAAGACCAGCGACAGAGGGAAAGCCGAGTTTGGCGGTGAGAAGCATAGTTTCTCCTGTAGAAGACCCTCCCACCTTACCATACTCCACCAAGGAAATTGCCGAATTGCAGCGGTTTATTTTTCCCTTCTGCTCGCGCTCGAACTTGACACTCAAGGCCGGATCGCGGTATCGCTCCTGCGGCTTCGCCCAGCTGCGCTCGGGGTTGCGGCGGGCAGGCGCATTGAGCACGGCGAAGTACTCGGCCGGCGTGATTGGGCGCTCGCTCATGGCGTGGCCTCGATGGTGGCGCCGTACACGCTGGCCACGTAGGCGCGCATGGCGGCGATGAGGTGCGTTGGCCCGCGCCCCGTGGCTGCTGTCATGACGTCCTCGCATTGCCATTCCGCGTCGGACAGGGCCTTAAACTCGGCGGCAATCTCTGTATCCAGCAGCGGCCCGCCGACCGCCCAGCTCGTGGACGGGTCAAAGCGCGCCGGGATCGCGCCGGACACATCGACGCAGATGCGGATATCGGTGCGCGGCACGATCTCGATGTACAGGTGCTCGGCCGGCGTGCCGCGTGCGCGCGCCACCCAGTAATCCAGCTCGGCGCCGGCCAGGTCGGCAACCGCGGTTCTTGGCCGCGCGCTCATTTCTTCCTCCCGCGCAGGATGGATGCCATGACGTATGCGCCACACCAGACGCCTAGCCAGAATGCGATGGCAATCAGCTCGTACGGGCTCACAGGCGCCTCCGTTTGTACTCGCGCCGGGCGGCGCTTTCTTTTGACGCGCCGGCAATGGCGGCAAGCGAAAGCACCAGACCGCCGATGAAGATGCCGGCCACGATGGTCAGGGCCAGGGCAGTGAGGACTTCGATTTCGTTCAGCATGGCGCATCCTCCTTCTGTGCGTCGCTGTGGAAGCGGCCGGCTGGGCCGCACCGGCAATCAGCCCGCCTCTCAAGATTGCACCAGGCGTCCTCTGGCTCGCCCGTCACCAAGTCGATTTTTCGGCCGGGCCGGTAGCACTGCTGCAACGATGGGTCGAATATCGCAAAAATGATGCTGAAGCCCTTGTGCGCGCAGGTATTGCAGGTCAATTTCGTCGGTGTGTTCAGCATGGCTGTGCTCCTTGAGGTGCTGCGCATATCCGGTGCGCAGCGGGGCCGGGCTTAATCTGAGCTGGAGCAGCTGCCGCCGCTATCAGACGAGCTGGATGAGCTTGAGGAGCTGGAGCTATCGGACGACGATGACGATGACGAGCACGACGAACTTGGGGTGCTGGACCAGTCGCCCGAGGCGCCGCCACCGTCGAACGTGCCGCCTCTACCCTGATAACTTGAGCGCTCATTCCAGGAAGATGCAGGCGCGGGACTCGGTGAGTACATGTCGGCAGGGGAAGTGGTATCGGTAGATGAGCGTGACGGCTTGGATGGCGCAGGCGGTGCCGGTCGAGGCTGCGGAATAGTCCGAGGCGGTACGTGCCCTGGGTATAGAGCGTTGTTCAGCGGTGGTGCTGCCACGCTACGCAGTTGGGGTTCTGCGCGTGGGCTGGGCGGCTGGGTTGGAGCTGGCGGAAACTTAGGCGCAGGTTCTTTCTTGGCGCCCGAACGCGCGCGGCGCCAGAGGATGAAGTAGGCGATAGCGCCGAACACGAGCGCGAGCGCCAGAACAAAAAACATGATTTCCATATGTGCTTTCGTTGTGCCGCCCGGATCGCGGGGCGGCTGGCGCGTTACTGCGGTTGCTGCATCTGGGTGGGCATCGCTGTGGACGCCGTGCCGCGCAGGTAGGTGATCAGGTCCGCGAAACTTGGGCACAGCTCTTCTGCCCGGAAAGTACCGCCGCTATCAATTTCTCGGCGTATTGCAGAGACCAAGTCTTTCGGCGTGCCCCCGGCGATCTGCTTGGCCGTGGCCTTTGCCTTGCCCTGGAGGCGCGCGGCCTCGACGTGCTCAGCGATCACGGCGCCGGCGCGCCCGCCACTCTGGCGTACGATCTTTGCGGCATTGCTGGCGCTGATCTGCTTTTCCGTCACGGCCTGTTTCACGTCGCTGTTTGCGTCGGCCAGAACCAGGGCATCGCTGACGTTCTGAACCGACCGCCCTACCGCCTCTGCGATCGCCGCCGGCGTCCAGCCCCAGCCGACCAGCTTGCGATACTGCGCTGAGCGCTCCAGCGGCGTCAGGCCCAGGCCCTGCGAGCTGGTGATCAGGTGAATGACGCGTTCCGCATCACCACCACGGAACTGCTTGGCGCCCAGCTGGAAGCCGCCATCGGGTTCGCGCACCCCAGGCTCGGCCAGCCACTCGACTGCGGCGGTGACCCGGTGATGTCCGTCGACGGCAATGATGACGCCGTCCTCGATCCGGACCTTGATGTCGTCCAGCTCGTACCCGGCCCGCAGCGCGCTCTTGATCGACTCGACGTGCTCGCGGTTGATCGGCCGATTGAAGCCGGGCTCGAACTGCACCAGCCGCGGATCGACGCCCCAGCTCTTTACCGTGGACACGCCCGGCATGCCGCGCTCTTTCATGACCTTGAGCGAAACTGCTGGCTTCTCGCTGCGCTGATTGGCTTGCGCCGACTCGTTCATTTGACCCATTTTTTTCTCCCCATTTTTAGACGGAATGCGCCGCCTCGCTATGCTGAAAAATCCGAACGTCCAAGGCCTAACAGGCCACGCGGTCCTTGAGAAATTCGTACAAACTGTCGACCGCCTGATCGAACACCTTGGCGAAGTCGGCGCGCCAGACGCCACGTCGTTTGAGCCTGTAGTGCATCAGCACGGCTTCACGCTCGACAACGTCCAATTCCCATACCGCCGTGTGCACCACGCGCACCGAGTGCTTATTTGCCTCGATTTCCATGTCCTCGACGCCGTGAATGCGTGCATCAGGGGCGCCCATGCTTTGCCGTGGCACGCCTTCGGCAAGCGGCTCGTCAGTTCTGATCCAGGCCGCCCATCCTTCCAGCAACCGCAGGACGTTTACGCGGTGCTCTTCCTCCACCGTGACGTGCTCCACCGGTGGCAGAGTTGCGACACGAATTGGCTTGAGCGCCGGCGGCGCGCTGTCCTCGGTTACGTCAACGAAGACGATGTCGGGCACCGGCGGCGTCTTGACGGGCCAGCGCAGCGTGAGTGTCGGGCGCTTGCTCATGGGCGCACGTCGACGGTTTCGGCTGCCGTCCGGGCCAGCGCGGCGTTGTGGCACGCCACCAGGATCGCGTGCCAGTCATCGCGCCGGGACCAGTACGTTGCGTGGCACCAGTTCACTTCTTGCATATCGAACTCCTTCATTTTCAGTAAATCCATCAGGCGCTGCTCAATCTTTGCCGGTATCGGGCGCTCGCTTTTTGTCATGCATTTCTCTCGGCCATAGTTGTCATTTAGAGGGGTTGGTTGGAACCCCTCCGCAGTCGGTATGTATGAGGGTTAGGTGTTCCTGGCCCCCGAGCAAAATCAGCAAAAACTTGTATCGAAAGTGACGTATTCACGGATGGTCAGTTCCGCTACGGCTCGCCCAGGCCGCCCCCTCGCTCTTTCGATTGACGCACTCTGGTGAATGCGCCTGCCAAACGAGCCAAGCATTCCAACTCTGTACCTCTGTTCGCTCCGGCCTGTGCTCTCAGGCCTCGGCAAGGCCCCCTCTGCGCCTTGTTCGTGCTGTGCCCTGGTGTTCGACGGTGCGGTCGGTCTTTTTGCGGTGTGGGCCGATTCAGGCGCTTGCACGTTTTTTGAGGTGTCGTCCGCTCCACCTGGCAACCGGACGAACTTCGTCCGGTTGGTACCGCATTCGGCTTCGAACGAAATTCGCACGAAGTCGGATACGGGCTGCTTGCCCTACTTCGCGCGCAGCAGCCGCGCTTCCCGCATTACCTTCAGCTTGATATCGGCGAACACGCTCGCCTGCACCTGGAGCACCGTGCGCTTGCGGGCGAAGCTGTATGCCTGGCCTTCCAGCGCCAGCTCCATCTGCTCCATGGCGTAATCGTTCCAGTCAGTGCCGTTGCAGGCCGGCGCTGCGACGCCCACGCCCAGCAGCTCGGCGGCGGCGTGCGCAGCATCGAGGCCAGGGTTGCGGCCGATGCGTGCAGCTGTCTCCAGGTCGTTGTCCGCACATACAACGCCCATGCCGAACCGGTCCATGCGCTCAGCGACGACGGGAAGATTTCCGGCGTTGAAGGCGACGACAACACGGCAGTTCGGGATAGCTTGGTAGATGGTCAGACCGGTGGCGAAGCCCTCGACCAGGACCGTGACGACGGCGCTAGGCCGCTCGATGGTGTAGTAGGCGCACTTCGTGGTGGCGCCGAAGTGGAACTTCTTCTCGCCTTCTGGCGAAATGCGCTGCACGCTGAGGATCTTGCCGTTGTAGAGCATCGGAACGACCAGCCAGCCTTTGTGATCGACTCGCAGTCCAACGCAGCCGGCCACGCCGAGGCCTTTGCTCACCAAGTACGGGTGGCTGTCGCGCAGCGGCGCGCATGCGGCGTAGTAAGCGCGCGCGCCGTCTCGCGCCTTAATCAGCGCGGCATGGCGTTCGGCCTGGCGGCGTGCGATCGCGGCCCGGTCGATCGGTGCGGCGAGCGCGGCCGCTTCATCGCTGGCGCGCCACATCACCGGCTCAGCGTGCACGGCGTAATCCTGGCACCAGCCGACCAGGCCATCGTCGGCCAGCTTGATGCTGCCGTTCTTCTTGCGCGGGTGGCTCTCGGTCTTGCACCGAATCCAGCGGCCAGACGTGAAATTGTCCGGCACGATGATGCCGTTCGCCTGGACGAATTGCAGGAAGTCGCTCATGCGCTCACAGCCTTCTTCTTGGCGTGATTTTCGGCGATGCGGCGTGAAGTGACCCAGCCCCGCACCTTTTTGCTAGGCTCCGCAGAGGGCATCGCTTTGATCGTCGAATCCGGCCAATCGCCGAATTTTTCCTTAAACTTGTGCGACGCCCAGCCGGGATTCCATTTGTTCGACTCGGCGATGAAACGCAGCCCAGTGAAGAACTCGGCCTTGTCCTCAAAAGTAGTCGCTACCTTCTTATTGCCGCCCTTTGCTGGCGCAACCTCGGCCAGGAGACCTGGCTGGTGCTCAAACGAGCGCGTGACTTTGTAGGCGTGACCGCACGCCGGGCAGCTTGGCATAGGCATGTGAACGTGAGCGCAACCGGGGCACTTTACGGGCTCCTTTTCCGGCTTCGGCAGGGACTTCGGTTTCGCCTTCTTCTTGCCGTCGTCCAGCTCCTTGACGCCGCTCTCGAAGAACTCGTTCATCTCGGCCCAAAAGCGCATGCAGTTGCCGCTATGGTCCAGCACGATGCATTCGGCCTTGCCGGGGTGGATGCGCAGGCCGCGCCCCAGGATCTGAATGTGCTCGGCCAAGCTGGATTTCAGCGGGCGCGCCATGATGATGACTTCCACGTCGCTCACATCGAAACCCTTACTCAAGGCGCTGACACTGATCAGCCCCCGGATGTAGCTATCTGGCTTGCGAAACTCCTCCACCATTGCTGCCCGAGATTCGTCATCGGTTTTGTAGGTGTACATCGAAGTCACCACGCCGGCCTGTTCGAACTGACGCTGCAATTCCTCGCAGTGCGCGACATTGCAGCCGAAAGCGATGAACTTCTTGCCGGGCGCATGACGGAGATATTCCTCGACGCAATCCCCGACGATTGGCATTGAGCGCTCGGCAGCCGCCTTGTCTGTCCATTCGCCCCCGAGAGTTTTGGCGCCGGACATATCAGGCTCAGAGGCTGCATAGATACGGTATTGCGTCAAGTAAGGCGAGCGCGCACCATCCGTCTCGACGAGCCCGCGGATCAGTTCGTTAGTTGTGATAGTGGTGACGACAGCTTCATAGGAAATTCCCAGCCCCCTTGTAATGGGGGTCGCGCTCAATCCAATTACTATCGCTTTGCGCTCCCGCTCATCGGCGCTGACCTTCAGGTGCGCTATTCGCTCGGCAACGGTCTTGTGGACGGTGTGGCATTCGTCGACGATAATCAAGTCGGCATCTGGCCAGCCACGCTTCTCGATGGTCTGGATGCTCGCCACTTGGACGCGCTCCCATGGTTTGGTGCGCCAATGGTTACCTTGGATGACGCCATGGGGAATACCGTACAGATCAAAAGTCGTGCTTGTCTGTTCAATCAGTGCTATGCGGTCCGCGACGAATAGCACGCGCTTGCCAGGCTTGGACAAGCATTCGATAGCCAGGTGGGTGGCGATTACAGTCTTGCCGCCGCCAGTTGGAATGGACAAGATCAGCACGCGGATCCCTTCGCGAATGCGCGCGCGCAGGGCCTCTACACTGCCAGTCTGGTATTCCCGGAGTTTTAACTGTTTGCTCATCGCGCATTCCCTTTAGCGGCCAGCGCTGGCTTGATATCCCAGATAGTTTTCAGGCCCATCATTTTCTGAATCTTAGTCAGCTCGTTTTTATAGCTGTCTGCCTCTTCCTGCGAAGTCACAACCTTGCCTTGCAGATCGCGGTTCCGATTCGAGAGTTGGTCGAATTTGTAGTGCCAGCTCTCCGCCTCAGCGGCGTGATCGGCAGTGCGTAGACGCTCAATCTCGGACGTCAGGGTTGCAACCTGCTCGGTCAGCAGGCGCACCTTTTCTTCTTCGGCGCGCAGCAGCTCGATGAAGTCGGGCGTGTCGTCGACCAGGCCGTCAAGCCCGCCGTTAAGGGCGAGCTCGTCCGGCTCTGGCTCGGTCGAGCCGCCATTGGTGGACGGGGCGGGCTGCGATGTCGGGATTCCGGCATCGGTGGGCACCGGTGGCGGTCCATCGGAACTGTTTGCACGCTCAGCAGCGCCAGGTGGCGCGGTCTTATTCGACGGCGGCAGCGTCTTGGCCGCTGCATTGATCGATATCTCGCCGGCCCGTACCGCAGCCTTCACTTCAGGCGTGGCGCTGGCTTCTATCTGCTCCACTTTTCGCACGGTATCGTGGGAGACGCCAGCCGCTTTGGCTATCACGTCACGCGTCTTGCCGACACCCTGTGCAGAATTCTGCACAGGGTCTGGCCTGCCGGCCATCATGCGATCTTTCGCGCGCTGCTCCAGTAGCGGCTTCAATTTCAGCGCAAGTGCTGCCCGCACGTAGTCGGTGGCGTTGCGCTTGCCGAGCTGGTTCTCGATCATCCAGATCTTGACGTCGGCCTTGGTTAGAAGACCAGTCTTCTCGTAGGTCTGGAAGGAGATGCCATGCTGCTGGCAGATTGCATAGCGGTTGTGCCCATCCAGCAAATAGTTACCCCACACGACCAGCGGGTCGCGGCATCCCTCTTGCAGAATCGAGGCCTCAAGCATCGAATATTCGTCGGCCGACAGGGGGTCAATCCATGCCTTGAGTTCGTCGTCAATTTGCAGCTCAGTCACCTGGAATCTCCACCTTGCTGTCCGCATCATTTGCGACTTTCACCATCGTCAAAATGGCATTGGCAAGCTTGGTCGCATGGGCAGTGGAGAGGAAGAGATACACGCCCCCTTCGATCTGCTCACCATCACCACCAATCGCATCAAGAATGTCGAGCGCCACGGTGTCATAGTCGGCTACGCCGACAGAGACATCATTTCCAATTTTGATGTCTTCCATTTTTTACACGCCCCACAGGTTGAGGCGATTGAACGCGCGGATGACCGTCGAGCCCTTGATCAGCTCGCGGCAGTACAGTTGGATGACGGTGCGTTTGATGAGGGTTTTCATGCTGATCTCCAAAATTTAGGCGTAAAGGGGCCTCGCGCCGCCGTATGAGCGGTGGCGTTGGCTATATTTTTCGCAGTGGGATTAGGTGGGGCGCGAGTGCGAGTTTCTAACTACTGCCCAGTCAACCCGATCGTTGAGTTCTTCGCAGCGGATTTCCCCGCCAGTCAGTTCTTCGATTCGCGTGCAGTGCTCAGCCGGAACACGGTTGACAGCTCGCCACGACTGAACAACTTGGTAACGCCCAACTCCGAGGGCCCGAGCAGCGGATGCAAGGCCGCCGAAGTACGCGATAGTTTTGTCGATTCCGTTCATGCCCCATTCTATACTAGAATTTCCAGCATCGGCTAGTATTTTGCGTGCACCACCTATTAATCTAGTGTAGGATCACGACATGGATACAATACACACTCGAATAAAGCAGCGCCGTGAAGAACTCGGTATGTCAATGAAAGAGTTGGCGGAAAAGGTCGGCGTCTCAGCGTGGCAGACCGTTCAACAGTGGGAGAAAGAAGGCGGCACTGCTCCTAAGCGGTCACGGCTGCAAGCGGTTGCCGATGCACTGCAAACATTCCCTGAATTTCTAACTTATGGCCCTGGTCACCAACTAGACTTCTCCCTTTCAATGAAAGGACTTCTAACGGAGCTAGAGAATGCCGCTAAGAATAGCCAAGCACCAGCGCGAGCCGGGCTCTCGGATGAAGCGGTCAAAGTCGGAGCGGCGTTTGATCGTATCGAAAGCAAAGCCCACAGAGATCTTGTTATAGCCGCCCTGAGAGCGTTTGGCGGATGGATGGACGAAGACGAAAATAAAAAAAACTAGCGAAAAATACCAAAAACTCTTGTTTAGCTAGTTTTTCTTGCGTATAGTTAGTCTCAGTCCAACCGACCTGAGGCGAACATGACCATCAACAGCACGACCAGCACCAGCGAAATACCCGCAACCGCACGCCCTGCATCAATCTCCGGCGGCTTTGCCGAGCAGATCAAAGCCGCTGGTGGCCGTCTTGGCGCAGCTGTTGCCCTTCTCAGCGTTATTGATATCCTTCCCGCCGTCGAGCGCCGTGCGATCCTGGAAACCTGCGTTAGCCTGGCCGCTGACGCGACACGCGACCTCGCCGCCTTTGTCGGGAGTGCAGCATGAGCGGCCGCCCACCCAGCGATCTGCTGGCCGCGTCGGCCCCCATAGTGATGCCGACTCGGGAAATCGCCGAGCTTACCGAGAAGCGCCATGACAACGTCAAGCGTGACACGAAAGCAATGCTCATAGAGCTCGGCTTAGATCCCCTCAAATTTGAGGGGATCTATTTGGATAGCCTGAACCGCCAACAAACCGAGTATTTACTCGACCGCGAGCTGACCGACACCCTACTGACTGGCTACAGTGCGGTGTTGCGCCGGAAGGTGATTGCGCGGTGGCATCAACTTGAAAAAGACGCTGCCCCGCCATCCTTGCCGAACTTTGCAGATCCAGCGGCCGCAGCCCGCGCCTGGGCCGACGAGGTAGAGGCGAAGCGCACAGCCGAGGGCAAAGTACATCAGCTGAAGCACCAAGTCGCCGACCAAGCGCCGGCGGTGGCTGGGTTCAACCTGATAGCGGATGCGAGCGGCTCGATGTGCTTCCGCGATGCGGCCGCCAATCTGAAGATGCGCCAGTGCGACCTCATGGACTATCTCGTTAGCAAAAAATGGATCTACGAGCGCATCGGCTCGGAAGGTTACAAGGCCTACGGCGATCGATTGCAGGCGCTTGACCTGCGATACAACAGCTTCCCGTATGAGAGCAAAACCACTGGTGAGCCGAAGACACGGCGCCAAGTCCGCATCACGAATAAGGGCCTGACGAAACTGGCAGCGATGATCACCCAAGACGCGGTGACCAAGCGGATGGCGGCTGCCCCTGGCCAGCACCAGCAACACCTGCCGCTGCCCGGCGACGATCCGCCGGGCTAAGCCTCGGGCGCCGGCTTTTGCAGCAAAAGCCGCCCGTGCATTAATTAATTATTTTGGCGTCCGACGTGTGCGAGTGTGGCGGGGTACGGCTGGCATATCAGGGATATCAACATCATCCTCTTCGTCGATGTAGGGCAGCGGAGAGTGCGATGGGCTTATGACAACCTGCTGCATCCGGAACTCGCGAACGAGCTCCTGAAGCCGCGCCGCTGATGTTTCGATCTCAGCAGTCAGTTCGCCTGGGTGTTGGTGGCCCACGGCGTCCCAGCGGAAAGTTTGCTCCAGTCGCGCCAAGATTTCTGCATTCATCGAACGTCGATTTCGAGCGGCTGCATCGGCGACGTGTTCGCGCATTCCCTCTGGAAATCGGAGCATAAATTTGTCGGATTCGCGCGACACGATTTTCTTTGGGTCTTGGGTCATACGCGCAGGATACAAGCATACCGTCCCAATTTAAATGGAGTCACCGTGACATAAATATAGCTTGTAGTTAACGAGGTGGACGTTTACTATCAGCGTGTGTCACCGTGACATCAAGGAGATAGCAGTGATGATTAAGCAGCCCGTAGTGCAGATTCTGGTTCGTACATCGGAAGAAAACCGTGACTGGCTTAAGGGGATGGCAATGGACCAGGACCGATCGGTGAACTGGATTATCAACAGAATCTTGGATGAAGCAAGGGAGAGGGAGGCGCTGAACAAGAAGAAGTAGCACTACAAAAAACAAAGCCCGAAATCGAGAAAGCTGGGGAGCAGATCGATTCCGGACTCTTGACACCTACGCAAATGGAGCCAACAAATGAATGTTAACACCACAAAAATTGGATCGCAAGATAATCTTGTAAAGAAACCACTCATGCTTGCGTCGGATCATACGGCACAGGCACACGGCGGCGAGTCAAATGCCGGTGCGCAAGCCCTGCTCCGCTGCATTGACATACATGCTACCGATATTGAGGGGCATACCTTAGCAGCGCAAACCCTTTGCGAAATGTGTTTCGAGGAGATCGACAGCTATGGCGACAGCATCGTTCCCGACGTAGGCCGTACGATGCTCCGCCTGGACGCGCTGTTGAAAGCGATTTCCCGCAACTGCGTTGTAGCTCAAGAAGGCGTCGACGCCATTGCAGTGATGGTGCGCGGAGGTGCAGCATGACCGCGACGAGTGGAAATCCGTTTGATTCGGCAAAGAAAGCCGCCAGCGAAATCAATACTGCGCAAATGGACATGCGCGCGCTCAACTCGGCGATCACGAGTCTACTGGAGCATTTCGAATATCGCGAGCGTGACCACGAAACTATTGACACCCTGTACGCGTTTACACGCCTGCTGGGCTCGTCGCTTGAAAAAATCAAGGATGGGCACGAGAAGATTGAAGAGCTCGTTTTCGCAAAAGCTACCCCTGCATGCGGAGGTGCAGCATGACCGCCACCAACCCGCACTTCGAAAATAGGGAACGCGCGCCTTACGAGTTCGGCAGCCTCCTCAGGCAGCTGCCCAGCAGTTTTCCAGCTGATCACGTCATGTCCAGCGACGAGCGTCAAATGGTGACCGCAGCCATCAAGCACGCGTTCAACGCCAACTACATGCTGATGAGTGGCATCGAAGCGATTGGGCATCTGTTGTTCAGTGCTGCAAACAGCAGCGATTTCCCTCCATCAGCGACCGTTCTGGAACATCTCGGTGGGTTGATCAAGCATATTGCGGTTGAAGCGCAGTTTCTTCAGGAACAGCGCGAAGAGATGCAGGAGGACATTGACCGTGATGGTTTGCGTGCCGTGCACTCGTCGCTGTTCCAGAAAGCTGACGCAAAAGCAGCCCCAGCGGGAAGCGAAGGTGCAGCATGAGCGAGTCCCACCACTTCGTCAAAGAAGGCGACCACTACAACCTCAGCGCAGCTGCATCATTCCTGATGGTCGCAATCTACGCCTACGATCCATCGGAGCCGGCTGCACCGGGTCTGCGCGAGCACGTGGACATTATCTTGGCGCGCGCTACACGGGCTGGCTTTGGTCAGGCCGACATTCTCGTCACCATGCTCAGCAAAGGGGAACAGTCTGCCCGTACGATGCAGATAGCCTGCGACGTGACCTACAGTGTCGGCGGCGATCGAGCAATGATCGCCATGATCCAAGATTTTAAGCCGAAGAAAGGAGGCGTGCGATGAGCGGCCGTCAACCGCACGAGCTGCTGGCTGGTGCCGCTGGCCAGCATCCAGCGCACTCTGCTGGCGCCGTCACAATCATTACGGCCGAATACGAAGGCAAGGGCTACTCGTTTCGTGCGGACGGCTGGTTCAATGCCACAGCAGCGGCGAAGAAGTTCGCTAAGCGGCCTGGCGATTGGCTCAAGCAGGAGGAAACAAAGGAATACATGGCCGCCCTTGCGGAGCAGATTTCTAATTGTGATCCTGAGTCCCTTTTAGAAACAAAACGTGGCCGGCGCGAAGGCGGGACCTGGATGCACCCGAAGTTAGTAACGCCGTTCGCACGCTGGCTTAGCGTCCGATTCGCCGTATGGTGTGATCTGCAAATCGACAGAATATTGCGTGGCGAAATCGAGCTGCCTCAGCTTAACGAGCAGCTCAGCAATCGCCACGACCGAGATCCACTTTATCACTCGGTGGTTGGCATCGTGCGCGGCACAGGAATGCTCTACGGCCATGCATACCGGATCGTCAACGCCGTCGCCGGCACGAAACATTTTGATGAAATTACCCTTGGTAAGTTGGACGCCACGATTCCGCCAGCCCAGCGACTCGGCACAGGTACGGGCACGCCGTCGGATTATGCGAGGGTAAACAAAGGAATGATCGAAATCTACGGCGAGCCGTCGCAGCTTGCACTCGACCTGCACGATCCGCCAGCCGGCGATATCAAGTAACCAGCGCCGGCCACCGGCAGCACAAAAAAGAAGGCCACCCGACGCGCAGACGCCGGATGGCCTGTCACAGCCAAAATTTTTGAAAGCATGCTATGAACGACCAGAAAGATACCACATCGCAGCGCGTAGCCCACCGCCAACTGGGTGCAGCATGAGCACCGCTATCAGCGAAGTAGACGTCAAGCGCCTGGCCGGCCTGGCCAACGTGATCAGCGCGCTCCTGGCTGCGATCCCGATCTTGCGGCCGGAGAGCCGGGCGGATGCGCTGCAAACCTGCGCCAGCATGGCGGCCGACGTGGCCGACGAGCTGTACGACATGACACGGACGGCGCCATGACCCACCGCGCCCACATAACGCCGACAGCCCAAGGGCGTGCCCAGTGGCCGACGATCAACAGAACAAGGATTTACCCGATGACCCACCCTAAAAAGTTTCTACGTTTCAATGATGTATCCATGCTGGTCGGCTTAGGCCGCACCACGATCTACAAGAGGATCAAGGCTGGCACTTTCCCGGCGCCCATCCACATTGGCGAAAAGGCAGTGGCCTGGGATTCCGCCGAAATTGAGTGCTGGCAGGCCGCTTGCATCGCAGCGTCGCGGCCGCAATCCGCAATCAAAAGCCCTTTGGTGCATGGTGGGTAG